AGCAGCTTGCGAACCTAATGCAAACAGACCTCCAGCTAGTCCAGTTGCTATAGAAATAAGACCAGCTAATGCAGGACCAAGCACGTACCCCGCATTAATAAGTCGATCAAATTTAATTTTAGCTTGATCTGCATCTCTCCTGAGCGAGGAGAACATTCCTCCGCCGCCGCCGCCACCTCCCCTTCCCATAGATTTTTTAAATCCTTTAGAAAAAGACTTACCGGCATCATCACCGGCTTTTCCACCCTCTCGATCAGCTCCGTCAAATCCGCGCTTAATGTCGTCTTTTACTTGGTTGGTAATGGCGCGTACAACAATGTATGCATTACCTACAACTGCCACGCGCCATCACCTCCTAACCGAGTGGAGCATCTACGTCTCTACCAAAAGGTAGAGCAGAGTTTGGACTGAATTTAGTTGTTGGAACAAATGCTTTTGTTTTTGGTTTTACTGGGTTATCAGGGTTAAATGGTTCTAGACCAAACTCATCATCTAAAGGGGGTAAGAGTGATCCATCTGCGCTATAAGAATTATTAGAGCTATCATCTACTGTATAGTCATATTCTTTTTTATAGAACTCCCGATAAAGAGTGGTTCTGATTTTAGACTTATGAATTGCTTCTTCTCCAGTAGCAGCGTACAGATCTTCTTCAAACATAAAATGAAGAACATCAACCATGTCAGAAGCATCTAAGCTTTCAAGTCTTATTCCACTCATAAGTGCTTTACCATTCACATAGGGCCAAAGATCTACTCCCCATTGGAGGAGACTTCTGGCCCCTTCGTAGGGCGTTCCGAGTACTCTGATACCAGCCATCCAGTAATTTCACTCAGTGTTTCAACTGTGACAATTTTTTCTGAATCGCTTGTCAATGCAGCAAATCGTTCATAACTTTCTACATTAAGTGTTTTCTTAAAAAACTCATCTACTACTTCTGCAGCAGCACCGGGATCATTTTCATCAGATGCTTTCCTAACGAGGTCTAAAAGAACTCTTCCTTGAATTGCGGGAACGCAGTGAAACTCTTCTCCATAAAGCTTAAATGAAAGTGGGGCCTTATTGACTCCACTATCTTCGCCAAAATCCTTGAATCTAGATGTCATATTCTCTTCCTTCGTGTGTCGTTGACCTTGTCTAGGTCTACCTTTATTTTACCGTACTATCTTACGCATGGGATCCGTAAGATACTTGTTTGCTTTGGTCCCAGGGTGCCGAACGGAGTTCGCATACACCACCTGACCTCTACTAACAAATCTGAGCATTTTTGCTTTTCTTGGGTAAATCATGTGTGGACGACTGCCTTCATGATGCAATCGAGCATATTTTTTTGAGGACCCTACTTTAATATATTGACCCCTTGAGTCCCTAAGATGCCTCATATGAATAGAAGATCTTAAAGCTCCACTTCGTACTCCTACTTGTCCCTTAGCAAGAGCGACAATCTGTGTACCTTTTTTGGAAAGATATTTTCCTACTTCTCCGGAAGGGGAGTCTAAAAATTTAGAAAGTACTGGCTCTCTGAATACAATATTTACCATTATGGCACCGCCGATGTAATGGTCAATGTAGTACTCTGATACCCGCCTTCAGGCTCTGAAGTCTCTACGGTGGCAATAACACCTAAACCAAAACCCCCAGATGTCTCCCAAGCATCTAACTCAGCGGCACTCTGTATCATGGCCCAAGCGTCGTATGCTTGTAGTTGAGAGTTTTCTTGAATAACGGCTGCAGAAGGGGCTGAACCGCTAGGACCAACAACAGGGACTTGACGAGCAATTTGAATGTGTACAGTAGCGGTGCGAGGGTCCATACAACGTCTAGGCATAGTAGCTTCATCCCCAGGAGCACCAATATACATTTGAATAAATGACACTACTAACTGTTCACAATCTACGACAGGATCCGCCATTGTCCAGTATCTTCTGTCTGGTAAAGGAAGACTGTAGCTGTCAAAAATATTAACTGTTTTGTCTAAAATCTGTTGTAGGTACTCTGCAAGGGCTTTTGCATCCTCAGAAACATTTGATAAGTCTCTATTTGTAGTCACAACATCTCCAATTCGTCTTTATGCAGTATATATGGGTAGTACTCGTTCTCCCAGCTGGAAAAGCACGTTGCTGGAGACTAAATTAATAATTTCATCAATTTCAGGGTTGCCTAGACTTGGACGTGTTGCATAGATATCCAACACTCCTGGATCTCTGGCACCAATAATATTTGAAATGTCTGAATAAGAGGCAGATACTCGTATAGTGCCGTCTACTATATCCAGGTCTGTAGCATTAACAAGTTGTACTATTTTCTCATTAGACCAGTCAGACACATGAGCACTAATTGTCCAAGAAGAGTCTTCTAGTAAAAAGTCTCCGCCAATTTCATCTAGATAGATCAGAACCGCTCCACCTTCAGGTGTAACGTACAAGTCAAATGAACTGAGAGGAATAGCAGGACCTTTAGGAGTGATCCTTCTGGCCCTAGGAGTATCGGGACTAAAGACTCTAGCTCTAGCTCTGGCCTTATCGGGGTTAACAGACTTAAGAAACAGATCTACCGCGTATACCCCTGTACGCATGTCATCAAGAAAGTCTTGACTATCTAGAATTGTATAACTTACTCCCTGACGAGAAACACTTGTGACTCTCTGAGGGAGAGCGCAGGTGGCATCTCCTTCGTACATTTTCACTAGCTCTGTTGCTAAAAGTCGGGCAGCAGCTCTGCCAGAAGAGGGAGGAGGTGTTCCATACGAATATGTGATCTCAACGTTGAATGCTGTCCAATTGGACCCCGGAGCGCCATAAACAGTCGAATGATCTGCTAAATAATACGTTTTAGGGTCTACAATCGCACCGACGTTATTTCTTACACAGTGGACCTTGATAACCTTACGACCCCTAAGACGCACTCGTGAACGAGAAGAAGTTCCATCTCCTAGGTAGTCATTACCGTAGACAGCAAGATCTCTTCCTACTGGAATGTTTTGAGTCTCCCCGCCAACAAGAGTAGGAAAAAACTTAAATCCAGCACCAGAAGTACTAAAATAAGGATCAAATTGAGATACATATCGTTCTGTAACCGTGGTTACCCCACTAAATTTTCGACCAGAGAGTGCCCACAAAATGCTTGAAGCAGTTTTGCAAGCATCATAGGCATAGTCAGACTCGGAGAAAGCTCCAAGATCTTCTACGGTAGTCCATAGATTACTCACAATATACCTCGATATCTAAAAAGGAGCGAGTAACGTTCCGCCTAACAGTGTAACCACTAGCGGACGTCAACTCGCCCCTCTTTTTTAGAATTATGCTACTGGATCCTCAACGGATGGAACAATGAAGTCAATATCCAACTCGTCGTTATACGTTTCGTTACCTGGAACGTTGAAGTTTTCAGTAAGTGAACCATCAATGTCTGTTACGGCTGCGTATCCTTTGCTTCTGACCACGGTACCTGCAGGTGACACTGCAGTTGATACAACATCACTTGCTGTCTTAGCAAATCTAATCTGTGTTGCAGACGGTACTGCAGTGATGGTGTGTGTACCATTGAATGTTGCGTCAACATCAGCGACAACAATTTTCTGTCCTACAGCATATGTGTGGGGAGAAGATGTGGTAAGAGTTGCAATATTGGATGTCAAAGACTTGTTCGATACAGAAGCAGCAAGATCCTTGTGCCATGTATAGAAACCTTTAAGTCCGGAAGGAGCATATGTTGTACGAGCATATGAGTACGAGCGCTCGGTGGCTACAGGGAACTCCCAGCGGCCATCAAGACCGTCTGCAAACAGATCGTTACCTAGGCCATAGCCCTCAAACGTAGTTGCAAGCATTCCGTTTTCAATCACACGATCGCCTGATTGACGCAGGCGGCAGTAGGGAAACACCCAGTGGAAGTATGGAAGTGATGCAGAACGACGACCATCTTTGACAGCAAATGACCAACATTCTAGAGCGACACCATTTCCTGTGGGGTCATCTCCAACAGATGGTGCTGCCCAACCAATGCTCTTATTTTCAGGCGATGCAAATGTTCCAAAGTTTTTACGAAGCAGCAATCCACCTGAGATAAGTGCAGTCAGTTCTGAGTCTGGCTCACAAATGGCAAGTTCCATTGTAATTCGTTTCATGGTATCGGGAGCCTTGTAGGACACGCACACAGTGCCGTCCGCAGATTTTTCAACAACTTCGTCGCCCTCTTCATATTCAGGGGTAAAAGATGTTCGCATAAATGCTGTAGTAGTGTAGCTATCTCCTGCTTCATTGAGCAAGTTTCCAGCAGCGTCCAGTCTGGTGACTCGGATCGCCACACCTTGAACGCTAGCCGCGTAATCCTGAGTGGCCATTCCTTTTTTCTCCTTTAGTATTTCTTACGTTAGTTAATGTTACGAGGTGGGTAGAGTCACTCTGACGGTGTAATGGATGCTGGGATCAAAGTAGACCGCTGCAGGGCGGAAAGCCTTGATTCTCATGTCGTTAATAGTAGCATTGACTCCTTGACCTAAATTGTCGTTTACTACTTCAACTTTACCTAAATGGACTTGAACCCTGCTGGTCGCGTACATCCATTTATTTGTAGGACTTGCTGCCGCTCCCGCTGCCCCGATAGGGCCACTTCCAGAGTACCCAGAACCAATAACAACACGAGTTCCCATCCGAGTAGTTAGATGTAAATCTTTTTCTGATGGGTCTGTGTCTAGAATGGCATTGTTTAGATATGAGGCAACGTCTCTTGTCAAGTGGATTGTTGCACTCTCTCCCGTAGGGGAGTTTGATATCGCCTGTTCTAAATACATAAGAGCAACATTTGGTGGAAACGCACCAGTTGCTGCCAAGGTTGCAGAGCCTTCTTTGCTTAAGAATAAATTGTCATTAGAGTTTCCTAAAGCAGTTTTTCCGCTCCACAACTCTGTTTCGGTAGCTTTTTGTGTTGCAGCTTCTAGTTGCTTTTTTACCCTCTTGAACCGATCTTCACCGGGAAGGTCAAATGCTGATCTAAAATCTTCTACTTCAATAAAAAATGGGGTGTATGGGAGATACCGAGTACTTCTCGTACCATCGTAAAGCTCCCCGCCAGTGACTACATCATCATCGACAGAGAGCAACCGGACTGTAGGAAGAGTGTCAAATTCATAGTCAAAACCACGAACCCAACGCTCGTCATACTCCCGACCTGTGTGCTTCTCAACGTCGGCAACGCTCAGAAGCCCGCAAGAGGCAGGTGTCAGTTCTGGAGGTAAAAACGCTCCTTGAAATGCCATCTTTTTTATTCCTCTCGGGGCTTCTGAACGGCCTAGTTGTTATTAATTACTGTTTTAGCTTAGTATTCAATTGCCGTTGCAGTTGCTCCACCAGTGGTATCGCGGAGGGCAGCAGCCACACCGTTCACACTAATAGTGCTTGTAACTACAAGTGCCTCGATACCGACCTTAGCGACACCTTCAAAGGTTTCAACGAACATCTTGTAATCGTTGGTTCCGGTGAGGGTTGAATCTCGAATAATTCCGAGATCCAGAGTACCGCCATCAAGGAACACGAAGGTTCCTTCAGCAAACATGTACCAAGTGAACGAGTCAGCAAACTCATTGAGAGTTCCTGAATTCTGAACACCGTACACGTCTTGATCGAGTGAATAGCTAGCTACAATCCCGCGTGAGGACATGTAGCCTTCAATTTCTCCGTAAGCATTCATGGTGCTGTCACCTGGCATTGACAGGGTGAGGTCAGCAACCATTGCATCCTTGATCCATGCAGGAACAATGACACGCAGAGGAGCATCTGCTTCGAGGCGGTGGCGCGAACGATACGCTGTTGCAGCACGACTGAGCTGAACGAGGAAGTCCCGACCGAAACCAATAAGGCTTGCGGTTGTTACTGCCGTCGAACCGGCTGCAATCTTGCTGAGCAGATACTGCTCTGACTCACGAGCGTGCTGAATCAGACCAAGCTCGTTGTGACGAGCAATCAGTTCTGGGTATGCACGAGTTGCGAGGTTACCAAACTGCATCTGCAGAGTTACAGCGTCAGTAGCGACGGTAACTTCCTGAGCAGCAGTCACGGTCAAGCTATTCTTTGCTGCTGGGTCTGGACTTCCTGCAGCATCATTTGCTGAGGTCCAAATACCAACGGCATTGTCATAGCTTGTCAGCACCGGAGGCACGATATAGCGAATACCGCCACGGTCGGCCTGGAAACGAGGAAGTGCGTCACGAACGGGACGGTTTGTGGTACCGAAACCGAAGATGTCGTAGCGAACCTCGAATGGTGCTTGATGTCCACCAGCGGCGACGAGGGCTTCTGGGCCAACGACGTTCTGGATCTTGTTCCAGTTGGATTCGGCGTCTGTGCCGAGAGTGCGACCCTCTGGAAAGGATGTGGTGACAGAAGCAACGATATGTTGTTCTCCATCTCCACCATTCACACGCCTAAGCGCGTGAAGTCGCTTTGCCATTGCCTCAGCAACAGCGTTCATATCATTCAGTGGGCTGCCAGCGGTGTATCCAGGGATGTCAGCGCCCGCCGTGATCGCCACGGGAGCGGCAGCAGCCTGAACAACAGGACGACGGTCAGCCGGGGCCTCGATATCGAGGTTATCTGCGTTTTCTGCAGCGGCGGTCACGGGTGCCTCCATAATTGGGGTTGGGTCTTCTTGGGATGTTTCTTGCACTGCGGCCTCAGCATTTACTTCGGCATCAGTTGAAGCTGTTTCTTCCTTAGCAGAAAGTTCCGCTTCGGCAGGTGTTGTATCTGCAGTTTGTTCTTCAGCTGCAGCGACAACAGTCTCCTCGGCGGATGCCTCAGTGACGGTCTCGGGTGTAACTTCTTCTGTCGAGAGCTCTACGGTCTCTTCTACAGCGGTTGACGCTTCGGATGTGGTAGACATTTCCATTTTTTCTTCGTCCTCATCGGATTCAGATTTCATTTCAGGCATTTCTTCTTCTTCAACCTCAACTTCGACAGCTGCCTCGTCTTCCATTGGCATTTCATCTTCCATTGGGGCTTCATCGGAAGGCATATCGTCGGAGACTTCATCATCCATAGGCATTGCTGCTTCTGTCATTGACTTGTCCTCCTCTTCCATACCATCTTCCATACCATCTTCCATGTCCTCCATAGGACCGCCGTCTTGACCGTACACACGACTAGCAGCTTCGGATGCTCTTTGAGCAAGCTCTGCTGCCAAAACCTCGCGGCGCTTAACTTCACCGCGAACGGTGTCAAGCATGTCGGCAAGCGACGTCATAGCGTCAACTGTCTGTGGAGTGGGATCTTGAGTCTCGACCGATTCAAATTCACCAATGATCTCTGACTGAAGTGAAGCGACATCTTCGTCGCCAAGCTCCGCCAGCTGATCTAGCTGTTCTTTTATACGGTCCACTGTCCCTCCAGGGCAGTCGTGGGGTCTGAGGCTTTCTCAGTCCATGCTGATCGGTCGGGCCGAGGGACTCCGAGACGCACGAGGCGTGGAGGCACTCCACCTAGTAACAAATTGTACAGTGCTTTTTGTATGCCTAGTTGTACGATTTTTTTGGTTTTTAGGTAAGCAACCGAAGTAGCATTGCCATCTGAGAAGAGATGTCAGATTGACTATAAAATTCTTGACCAGACATAAAAGATTTTATTTCTTTAGTAGCAATAGCAGCATCTTCTGGACCAATTTTTGCTTCAACTCTAGTAATCATGTCTTCGATAAGATCCCTAAGAGCCGGGGGAACGTCTGAAAATCTAATTTTCTTAGCGTCTTCGCCAAATGCAAACGGAAGATTAGCAATAGTTTTTCCTAGCTCTCTACTACTTTCTCTAACATTACTGATAGAATCTGGGTTAAGTGCCTTTGTATCAAGTCGATCTATAATATCTATCAGATCTCCAGCAGCTTTAGCTGCCTCGCCGTAGTTTCCTGTAAAGTCAAGATTTTCAACTTCTGTAATCTTTTCAAGCGCTCTATCTGATCCCACAGCGCCTAAATCAATCTTAAGTCGAGCTAAAACTGTCCGAAAACGACCTGCAGCATCTCTCGGCTGAGTGTCAGGCGTAAATTTACCGCCTTCAAAGCGGTATTTCTGCTTTACACCAGGTTCAAGATTGTCATCTAACATTCGTTCGTCTGGGACCTCATCATATGCTTCGTCAGGAGGACCATTGGTGTCATTTTCAGGCAGAGGACTATAAAAATCTTGCTCTTCTGCAGTCATATTATCTATTTCTTTTTGAGTAAAATCGTAGTTTTCAGGGTATATTTTCATTTGTCATCCTTTATTAAAAAACTAATTGTTATCATAGTCATTATCCTTATAGTCATCAACTATTGGACTAGCTCCTTCTGGAGAATATCCACATTTTTTGATAAGTACAACTACAACTTTAGGGGGGTTCCATTGGCTGTCATAGAGATCGTCAGTCTGAGCCATAATCTCTTCCATAGGAATTTCTAAATCAGAGTTAGAGACTTTTGTAGTGTAATCTTCTGGGTCACCATAAAGTGATTCAAAAATTCCAAATTCTGCCTCAGAAAAAGCAGAAAAGATACTATTGTTGCGACCACGGCGTTTTCCTGGGTTAAGTTTGCTTCCGGTATATACACCAGTTGCTTCTTTATGACGCAATTGGCAGTAGCCTTTTGCCCGAACACCCATGTACTTAGACAGGTATCGAACGCACCGAGTCCAATCTCCAGGAGTTCCCCAGCGAATCTTTAATGCACCTGCACCGCGAGTCCAGTATCGACGAAGACTTTCAGCATTCCCACGATTTCTGTCGGCTCCACCGGCAGCAACCATAGACTCAACAATTCTTATTCTTTCTCTAAGAATGTCGTTCGAGAGAGTAAGACTTTCTTTGTTACTCTCTCTCTGTGCTTTTGGGAGATCATCTTCTTCATCTACCTCGTGGACTGCAGAATCTTTAGGTACGCAATTGGGAACCTCTTTGCCATCGAGAGTTTTCATCCCAATCATGACGTAGCCCTCCCAGCACGGATCATCTGCTGCTGCAAGAATTCCTTCGTCAGGAATATTATCTACAGAGTCAAGTAGCGCTGCTTCCTTCCACTCTCGAGGGACAATGTCCCTCTGTTTAAGTGCCCTAGCTCTTTTTACAATATGTCTACGAACCATAGCTTTGCTGCCGACTTTTGCTCTACCGTATGATTGAATAGCATTTTTGAGGTCGTTTATATTTCTAATAGGGAATGAGCCGTCAGGAAGTGCTTTACCTTCCTGAGCCAAACGCTTACGCATTCTGCGTGAAACAATTGCAAGCTCTTCTTCAGGGTTACCGTCATCTATTCCGTAAACCATGTAGTCAGAGTCTTTTTCAATTTCTTTCTTGGTTTTGCCCATTTTTGCAGCTAATTCTTCAGCTTTAACAGCAAGAACCTTAGATCTAGCAGACTCCATTGCTGCCACTAAAGGAGCATTTTCTTTCTCTTCTAGTTTAGAGATACGGTTTTTTAGATCAGTTACGGGATCACTTTTCATTCGAGCCAAGGTGTTAGCACCTGCCGCGACGAGGGCCATGACTTGGCCGGATGCAACACGAGCACGGGCAATGGGGAATCCAGGAACATTTACTTGACATACAGCAACTAATTCAAGCTGTCCCTTAATAGGACGCCAGTCACCTGAAGGAGCAGAGGCACGAAGAGCTCGGACTTGCTCAGGAGATGTGCCTGGACGTAGGGCCCCTGCTACCCAAATTCCGTAGGAGTCTTCACCTGCATGAACATCTGCAATAGACGAAGCGGTGTCGTCGTAGTGACGAACGGCTTCCTGAGCTGACGCTTCAAGAGAAGCATGGCCACCAGCTAAAGTTAGTTGACCAACCGGGACATCGTTACCTTCCTCGGTACGAACGACTCCGGTATGGAAGTAAGCATATTTGCTTCTACTTCGAGGAGGTCTGGTCCCAAAAGACATTCCAATATGGTCAACATGCCATGCAGCAATGTGGCCAAAAACTCGACCATCATCGTCTACTGTTAGAGGGGTTGCCTCTTTCAATGCAGGGTTATTGAACCACGTTGCAGGGGGAGTGGTAGGAATTACTCCCGCCACAATTCCACAAGCGACAAGCGCAGATGCTTCAATAGCGTCTAAGTCATCGACATATACACCGTCCGGAACCACTATGTCCTCCTGATTTTTCATTGTTTCGAGCACTTTAATTTTACATTCTTGGAACGCAGGCTTAGGGACAATAGTTACTGCCATAACTCTTGCTTTCCTAATCTTTATTTTACCGCTTGAAATTTTTCCTTCTTCGTCAGTTCCTTCTTCTGGGGCCTCTTCATCAGCTTCAAATTGATCTAAATCGGCAGAAACTCCACGAATAAATCCGTTTTTTACCAGTCTTTCGGCTTCTCTTCCATAAATCCCTTTGTCAAAAAATCCATAGGCATTACCTATGCCTTCTTCAGTTCTCTCCATGCGAACAATTTTCCCAACAACTACAGATCCGTTATGACCTTCTCCAGTTTTTATTTGCCAAAGAAGGGGAAGAGGCAGCTCTCTTATAGTTATAGCGTCTGAAACAAAGATACGTCCATCGCCGGATTCGACTTCTTCGGGGATAACCAAAGGGATATAAAACTCTGCTCCTTCTTCGCCTTCACTCACTATGTATGAAGAAGCACTGGCAAGAATTCTATTTTTTGCTTCTCTTCGCTGGCTGCGCATAGCAATAAAATCGAGAACGGCTTCCTCGGAAGGGAGTGCACTAGCAGTCAAAGAAGAGTCCCAAGAGCCGACTGCATCCTTTTTTAAAGTGGCGCAAAAAGCCTGTGCTCTCGGACCAAGATGTATAGACATTTTTTCAATACATCTTTCCATGTCTCCGGAAGAGCCCCAACGGACTTTTGAAGATCCTTTTCCTTGAATCCAAAATCTTCTCAAATGTTTTTCGTTAGGGCCGCCAGAAAACCCTGAAGCAGTAGTCGTCTCTTGTGTACCATCCATTGCGTCAATTTTTTTCTGAGCAGCAACAGCAGGGCCATCAATTTGCGTTATGACATCCTCTAAAGCTTTGTTATCTAGAACAACTACAGGAGGAGGTGTAGGACTATTAAGATCTTTAAGGATACTTTCATCTGCAACCCATTGGCCTGGGTCCCGTTTAAATGTCATAGGAGCAGTAGTGCCCGGACCTTTTGGCACTAGAGCAATAAGATTCATAACAGCTTGTGCATCATCATCCGCAACAACTGCCATATAGATAGGAGCTACATCCGACTGACGAGGGTTTTCGTATGCACCTGTTTCAGTAGATTGATTCTCTGCTGCAGCAATAATGGAGTTTTTACTGTATTTAGAAGATACAGTAGTTTTTCCATTAGATATTTGCTTACTGTATGAATACTTACTATTAGATTCATAGATTAAGGCATCTTTTTGAGCGCGTGCTTTTGGAGTTCTATACACATCTTCATAGCTTTTAGTCGCTTCTAACTGATCTGGCATTCTAATATCTGATGCGTACCATCCTCTATTTTTTGGATTCTCTAGGAAGTCTCGTAGCATCGGATTATTCATAGCGTTTGGAAGTTTGCTCCAGTTGTAGTCTGGTTTTTTGTACCAGTAATCTGCTTTTTGAGGGCCTACAACAGTTTGAGCTTCTACAGGTTTATCTGATAGCCGTTGAGAAGAAACCCATGCAGGAAAGTCGTTTAGCATAGTAGCTAAAGACTCTCTAGAGAGAGGGGGGAGAGTTCCCGGTATTTGAGCAGCGAACCCAATAGGAGTTCGAGGTTCTCCAATAATTCCAGACGTATCTATCGGATTAGAGTCAAAAAGTGATCCGCCCCCGGCAGGCTGTTCTCTGCCCTGTTCAATAGGATTAAAAGTATCTTCCTGCTGAGTTTGATTTGCAGCAATATCAATATATTTACCGTCATCGAGTTTAATTTTTACTGTTTGAGCCCCCCCGTCCTGAGAAACAATTTCACCCTTATAGTTAGGGTTTTTACCGATAATGACGCGAGAACCAGTAACAGTAAATCTTCCTAGACCATCTCTCATCTGGGCTGTAGCTTTTTCAGAGCGTTCTTCTGGTGTATAGTCACCGTCCTGATTAGTTTTAAACCCAGGGGCAGCTACGATTGCATCTACAATAGAAAAATCCATTTCAAAGCGAGCAAGATCATATACTGCAGTTTCTTCTGGAGCTACTTCATCTAAAGACCGGACAGAGAATGGGTCAGCATCGAATAGAGCGGCTACAGTAACAGCAGCCTCCGGGTCCAGTGGGACGTGCATTTTATCTACAGTGTCGTAAGGATCGTCTAGAGTTTTATCGTAGGTTTTAATGTCATGGTCTACGTGTCCTAGGTCGTTCCAAGAGCCGTCATCCCATACAAGAACAGTTCCACAGGGTTTTACTGCATATAATCTGTCTATGCCTGAGCCATCAAGTCGTACACGAGCCATATATTTCACAGCTGGCGAGTCAAACCCTGAAAAATCTACAGTTTTAGGGTCTTCAAAGTCATAGTAGCCATGAGATGCAACAAGAGAAGAGTTTTCTTTTTTATTCTCACGATCAACAATTGAGGATGACCACTTCTGCGCAGCGTCACCGCCCCAGAGCGCCCAAGCAATACGACCATTAGACGGGTATTCTTTATCTGCAGGCTTATAGCCTTTACCCTTTTTATCTACTTCATGACGAGGAAAGTATTTGGCAACGTGACGAATTTTTTTAATGCCGATTTGTCCACCTTTTGCAAGAGTGCGAGCACTGCTTAGACCGATAGGAGTGCCACCTCGCTTAAATTCTTTACGCCACTCGATAGCACGTTTGGCTTCTTCTTGGACAGACTTAGGGATCGTGTGCATACGTTCCGAGGAAGAAAAAACAGAAATATCTAATTCTGTAAGAGCAGCCATCGCAAGGTCCTCAGATTGGACGCTGGGCTTAAAATCTGTTTGAGACCAAACATAAGAAGAAGCAAGCACGGGGGTATAGTCAATAGATAGAACATAATTAAGCTCTTCATCAATTATCGCTGATTTATTGTCAGACGAAAAAAGAACTCTTGTCCCGCTTCTTCCTGCAAACTGCATATTAGTTATCCTTGTCTTTTCCGGTGACTGGACCGCCAGCGACCCAGGCAACACATGTTCTTCCTGCTGCACATTTAAAGTCAAACGCTTCGCAATATCCAAGAGTTCCTGCATCTATAGCGTCCCAAGCTTCCTTGCTGCCTTCCTGCGTCAGACCTGAGTCAAGACAGTCGAGCATCTCGGGAGTACGAATAAATACTGCGCAGTTACCACATCTAGAGCTTTTAGCTTCATCAACCGTAGTGCTCCAGAGTTCGGCTTTTTCCTCCCAGAAATCAACATTTGGCCTATCTGGATTAAGAGGACCATAACCAGCACTTTTAATGGCCTTATTTCTGTTTTCCAGATTAATCATTATATCCTGAGTTGCAGGGGGGCAAGTAAAGTTTCCAGCCGCTACAACAGCATTTTCAACCTCTGAGGCGTTAGCATATTCTGGGTACATTGTGACTAATTGCTCTCTGGTGGCAGTGTACGCAACGTAGTCAGTGTCTAACTCTGAGTCTTCAGTATCCCATTTATCAATAAATTCTATTGATCTTTCAGGATTAATGTAAACAATTTTAGAATCATCTAAATTATCTGAGTCCTTAGGCTCTAAAGACCAACCACCATCTATTCTAAAAAATTGCCCGACTCCATGCCAATCTAGAATCAATTCAAGAGGTTGATCATCTTTTGCAAGTACATGCAGTGCCATAGAGCCTGCTCGTTCCGCTTTAAAGTCTTTTTTTACATCAGCCATGTTGCTACTCTACCGCCTTAGAAGAGTTTTTCTTTGCAATAAAGTCATCAAGATCTTTCTTAACAGCCTCAGCAACTTCGTTAATGAACTCTTCTTCAGAAGAACCTATATTCTGTAAAAGAGCTCTCCAAGCGTCAATGTTGCCTCTACCTACTTGCTCAACAATAATATCAGCAGGTGCATCAACCATAGGACCCCGTACAGGGCCATCAACAGTACGATAAATTACCGGATTAAAATTACTCATCATTTTCCTCCAATTCAGGCGTCTTTTCTTGAAAAATTCCAACTCTTTCCGCAACGGCATTTTTTAAGGCTAGATACTCCTCTTGTGCTATACTATTAGAGAGAAGGGCCCAGGCAGCAGAATTTTCATGTGCAAATTTAATTCCAGAAGTGCGCTCAGCGGAGGGCAAGGCTCCTTGATATGGAGTATCTTTTATTGCTTCAGCATCCAACTGAGCGTTTGAAATTTCAATTTCTTTTGGTCCAGCAAATACTTCAATCATTTTAGTCATTAAATATCTCCTCTGGGATCGGTCCTAGCATTCCTAACCTAAGTGCTTCCCATGCTGTCGCTTGCGTCTGGTGCGGCATCCATGTGTCTTCTACATAGCCTAGCTTAATTGCTCTCTGATGCGCTCTCATAGTTGCTTCAGAGATTAGAAGATAGGCAGGGGTGGCATTTAACCCAAGAACAGAAAGATATTGAGGAGTTTGTGTTTTAGAAATAGCTGCTCCTACGTCTTCTGGTTTTATTGACGAGTTTTGAGCAAGGAACGCTCCCATCCACGAATCAATTGTTATATGACCTGAGTTTTCGGGATCTACCCCGTTATTATAAAAAGAACGTCTTTTAGATCCACTAACAGCTTGATCTATAGAAATATCTCCATTGAGAAGTCGAACAACATTCCATCCAAAACCATTACCCATCATATATCCAATATCTACTTTTCTAATTTCTTCAATAGACGTGGCATTATCAAATAATCCATCTTTATGAGCTTGAATAAACTTTTCTGCTGTCTCAAGGTTTGGCCTTCCCCCGCTAGAGGTACTCCACCTGTTTTGAGCAGAAGTAATGGCTACTACAGCAGTTACTACATCCTCTGGATATCCAGTTTTTTCTGCTAGATTTCTAGCACCAGTTTGCATTTCATCTTTATACCAATTTCTTCCAATATTAACAGCAGCCGTGTTTGAGAGAGCGCCAAGCATTGCGTCTGCCATTCCATCAATATTTACATTATTTTTTTGAATGTATGTATCAATTCTTTTCTTTGCTGAGTCAGGAAGATCATCTAGTCTAAGTACGGCTACACCAGGAAGAAGCTGATTTGTAGAAGAAAAAACTTCAGGGTTTGCTCCCTTAGTAGACATTCCCCTCATTGGCTCGATGTCGAAGGATTCAGGATCCCAACCGAACTCATTTATGCTATTACCTTCGCTAAACAAGTCTCCTGCTCTTACTTTTTTAGATATTACAGGCATATTTTTGTCGTCAGTCTCACCGTAACCATGAGTTTCGGCGTAGGTGGGGCTTAAAGATACCCAATCGCCAGGATTGATATTAGAACCTTCTGGAGCAGCACGATATACCGTTACTATAGCGTCAGGATTTCCTTTTACTTCCTGTAAAACTTTGAGTGATTCATTATCTGATGCAGTGTCACCTGTTTTATAGATATCTGGACGGGAGTAAAAATCCGGAAGCATAGACTCTAAATCACTTGCATTTGCATTGTCATCGTTTTTTCCTGGAGCCTGATGATATCCTCGGTAGGATAGATCTACATTAGACTCAAGGGCTTTTAAATCGGAAAAAGTATTCCTTGCTTTATAATTTTCTGGTCTTGTGTTAATTTTTACAATGTCGGGGTATCTCTCATTCCATCCATAAGCTTCAGCGAGATCTTGAACTTCTTTTGATGTAGGGGAGCCTCCCTGGACAAACCAAGAACTAAATCCTTCTGCAAATGCTTCTACTAGATCTTGATTTGAATATGTACCAGAACCTGAAGATTTTTGATAAGCATTTAGAGCTTGATATCCTTTAGGATTCTGCTTTTTGTACATGTCTCTCGGTCCTTTAGGTGTTTCATCAATAGACCCTGTAAAATCAGTTGAGAACAGATCATCAATTGCATGTCCCATTTCATGGGCCATAACTCCAAGCAGCCCTGAGATAGAAGTCTTGGCTACAGCAGCGTCAAACTGATCTCTATATCTATTAGCTGCACCTAAAGGAAGGTTATTTGGATCTAGAGGTAATGGTGCTCGTACTTTGTCTTTTTTTGCACGTCTCTCAGCCATCCAATTTTGATGATTCATTCCCACAGCTATGTCATCTCCGGGAACAATTATTGACGGTCTGATCATCATTATATGGTCAGAGGCAAGTGTAGCCCCCAAAACGCCGTCCGCTCCTACTTTATTACTTATGACATACACCATGCCAGGTTTTGAGATTACGGACTCAAGTTGATCAACCGCGTTCATAAAATAAGTAATCTGTTCGTCAGAGACTCCTCTTGCACTAACTGCAATAGTGCTTCCTCTATTGCTTTTGTATATTTTTGAAGGACTTCCAATCTTATCTAGCATAAATTCTTTTAAACGTACCTGAACCCTCTCGTCCGTTCGTAGCTCTGTAGAAAGTCCAAGCTGGTCGTAAGCTTCTTGTTCGGTTATTTCTCCACTTTTTATTTGTGAATCTAGGAGAGGACGAACCTGTCTTTCAACAGTATCTGCTAATTGTTTGTTGTACCCAACGGAATCCCAAAGCTTCCTGGTCTGGTTGTAGTAAGCTTGCTCAACTTTTCCAAAATACTGACTTTTATCAGCCCTAGTCCAGCCACCTGACAACATAGTGTCGTCACCGCCAGCAGATGTGTCTTCGCCTAAACCATTTAAGAGATCATCAAGAACTTGGGCCGCTATTTCTTCATCTGTTTCTGGGGAGGTATTAGTTGATGGAGAGCTCGAAGAAGGGGTTGTTGGTGTTACTGGAGTTCCGCCACCTCCGGACGGAGGATTGTCGTCGCCATTGTCTTCATTTCCGGGCCTATTAGCGTCTTTGGCAGCTCTTTCTGCAGCCTTTCGACGCCTTTCTTTAATTTCTGGCCTTTCAATTAGGTCTTTTTTAAATGCTGTAGCCCTCGGAGGATTTGAGTAGCCCTCTAGAGGTGGGGACACAGGAACTTGACCTGTGGCTCTGTAGAAAGAAGGAATACTAACTCCTTTTGAAGGAGTCCAAGCGCCCGTATTAGGATCAACCACGAAAAAGTTTTTAGCGGGTCCTCTAGTAGCGGCCTCTCCGTCAGGCTGCCAATCTAGGTAATCTGTGTATTTGTAGTCACCATACACATCTATGGTCTTAATTACTGTACCCCAGCGGCCACGTACATGGTCGTAGATTCTTTCTCCGCCAAAAATTTCAGTAACTCCATCTGCAGTTATATGGGTTGCCGCTGGATTATCAGTAACATCCTGAGGACTTTCAAAAGCTCTACGGCTATTGAAAAGATCAACTACAGCTTTTTTCTGACCTTCTTTAGTCCTTGGAGCCTGGCTTTGAGACAGACTAAGATTTCCTAAAGCGTCTCTAGTTTGTGTCTGTAAAAGTTCAAATGAGTGACTTGCGGGGTAAGAATGAATTCTTACTTCATTCTTAAACTTTCCTTTACTTTCATTTTTTGGGTCACCTACCGTGTAACTGCGATGCACAACGGAAAAGGTGTTATTTTTATTTTTCTGAATAATTACTTCATATCGAGTTACAGTACCGTCTGACTCTTCAACATCTTTACTCCAGGTTTGCCATCTTCCGCCACCTAGATTTTTCTTTGCAAGACTCTCTTCAATCTTTGCAACATTTTTATCTGGAGAGCTGGATATTTGACTCTGAAAAATTTCTGAAGATGGTGATGAAATTCTTTCTGCTTCAGGAAGTGTCTCATTAAGCTCTTCAATAGATTCTTTTTCTTTTGCTTCTTTTTCTTTTTCGGAAAGCTTAGGAGCTTTAGGTGCCGCTTGAGCTCGTACAAGATTAATAATCTTATCAAGTTCTTCTACATCCGCGCCAGGAAGTTTTTTCTTAGCTTCAAGAAGTTTTACTGAAGTTTCAGGGTTTTTACTTAGGTAGAAATCAGGGTTTACAGATATTGCTTGTAGCGCTGACCCAAAACTAGGGGATATATCAGAAGTGTCAGAATCTATTATTAATTCTTTTGTAGCACTGTAAATATCTTCTACTGGTTCTTCTTCTTTTGTAACATTGAAGATCCAGCTTAGACCGCCGGGATCCAGTTCTTTTTTTGATCGAGTTACAGCTACATAACCAAGACGAAGTTCTTCAAGGTCTGGGAGAATAGTTTCTCCCGTGTCTGGGTCAGTCTTTGGTGAGTATCTTTCACCAAGGAAGTCATCACTAATCTGGACTCTGTCAAACTCAAGTCCTTTAGCTACGTGAGCAGTAATAATAGTTACATCTATGTCTTCAGGAGGAACTCCCTGCCAAGAAGCTTTTAAGTCGTTTAGTGCTGCAACGGCATTCTGAGCAGCAGTTCCATTTTCATCGTCAACAAAATTTACTTTTGTTGCTTTTGTTTTATTGTTTTGAATATTAAGAGGTATAGGACTGTTTTCGGGACCGTACTCTTCTGGGACACCTT